GGCGTTTTTATTAGAGTCCGTCGACTCTGCGGTGCTTTGCTGCACCACGGTGTTGCGCTTGCCAGGAGTCTTCTGGACTCTGGCTGTCTGGGTTCCCGTTCCGGCCAAGAGGTAATACTTGACGTTCAAGTCTGGTTGTTCCAGCATGACGTCGAGGTTTATCTTCTCGGTCTTGGCCTCTCGGGCTACGAGGTAGTCCACATCATCACTGTGGTGCACCTCCTGTTCCTCCCAGAAGTCGCCGAACATCTTGAAATAGTCGATTTTCTTCTCGGCGACGAACTTGGTCAAGTGGGTTACTGCCTCAGCGCTGGACTTGAAAACCCACATGTCCTTGACCATCTGCAGGGCATAGTCCTGGAGGATCTGGGAGCTTCCGGCCGCTAAAAGCCTACTCAAGGCTACTGCATGGCGGTGGATTCTCCAGTTCTTCAGGATTTCCGAGTTGCTGCCTGTGTAGAGGCGCGAGTTGAAGTAGAAGTTGGTCAACTTCGGAACTACGGCTGTTTCGGTCACGTGAAGCGTCTTAGAGCAAAAAGTTGCTCGGTTGATGTCCAAGACGCATTCTTCGGGGTCGATGACGAATCCGCTGTGGACTCCGTCATCGTCTGGGGATCGGGACGTCGCGTTGAGCATGACGTCGCGCAAAGCGAGAATGTCGTCTCGCGAGGCTGAGAAAACCGTTAGGTCGTCTCCCGACACCTTCCCCGTGACCCTCACGCCGGCTCTCCGCATACATGTCTTTGCGAACATGATGGTGGTGAGGGTGTTGCCCCAAGTGGTTGAGGGGTCTCCCGAGGCCCTGCCCCCTCTCCGCTTCACGATAATCTTTCCGATCTTCGTGAAGAACTTAGTGGTTTTGACCGCTGCGGTCATCCACTTGAGGGACTGGTCAATAGCTTCTCGGGGGAAGCCGAACTCCAAGAGCCTTTGGGTAAGTCTGGGAGTCAAGGTCCGCAGGAGCTTGCGCTCTACTGCTTCCTGGGTCTCGTGGTAGACCGTTGAGTCCATGGCGCCGAAGTCCGTTGAGAG